CACAGAGCCTTCAGGAAGGTCTAGTATTGTGTCAGATCCTGCTCTTTCTAGTCTTTTATCGGCTTGCAACCCAGTTACATAAGGCTGACCAAACATTTGGAATCTTAATCCTAGTTGAAGCTCAGTCATTGTTATATTAACGTGTTCATTGCACGAAACTATATCATCTGCTCCATCTACGAAGAAAGAATCTAATTGATTTTCTCTGTGAGTAAATACAAATGGCAATACACCGTAACCGTGTTCGTATTCTTCTAAGATATTACCATCTTCGTCATATAAAGCATACATTCCTTTATCCCAATAAGCATATTTAAGCTTATCTGTATAACTAACATCATCTGAGTTCATAAGAATAGGATAAGTAATAGCTTCAGGCTTAAAAGGATTGTCTCCAAGATGTACATCGAAATAATAAATAGGTCTATAATCAAAGTGCGGCATATCATCATCTATAAAAACAACTTGTGTCGCTACGCTTCCAATTAAACGAGTCATTCTTTCTATATGCTTCATTCTAGCATCTTTTAAAACAGTAAGATTGTCGTATTTATTTCCAACATTACGATTTGCCCCTACAGTATATATTCGGCTCATCTTATTTATAAATCTTTTTGTAAAATTAGCTTCATAGCAAGGAATTTCTCTAAAAGCATCCGCATCAAAATATTGAGATATGTAATTTGATGTATTTGAACCACAATAATAATCTATTAGCTTTCTTATGTGATTACGCCTAGCTCGTGCTTGATTTTGTTTAAATTCTTTTACTGATTCTTGTATTATTTGTTCGACTGTCATCTTTTCCTCACTATTAATTCTTGTTGTTTAATTGGAAACCTATTTATAAAAAAATATCTTAACATATCGCATCCGTGATCGTGAAACCCATCTTTTAAGGGGTCAGGCTTCAATTCTTTGCCTTCTTTATGTTCTGGATAACGATAATTCTCTAAATCTTCGGCTATTCCCTGACATTTATTATTTATATGCAAATAACGCTTGCCCATAGCACTCTCTATAAAACCTCTAACGTGTGAAATACCAGATGCTATATTCCTAGATACTTTATCTCTTATAGTCTGTATATGTATTCCGTTTTGTCTAAAAATCTCTATATCCCCCATACCTGATTGACCTTGAGCTTGTCCTCCAGCAGGGTCTCCATAATATGCCCTAACATAGTAAGGCTTTGACTTGATACGCTTAATAAGCTCATCTGTTTTAATGTTTGTTTCGTGTATAATCTCATCAATTATATTTATATGCCATTCTCCATTTATCATCTGTGTTTGAAACCAACCTACTGCTGGCATTCTGTAACCAAAGTCAATACTGCAAAATGTTGGAAAGCTTGGATTGTAAGGAAAATATCCAACATCTAAATTACGGTCAAAAGGATAAACTTGCCCAGCAAAAGTTGTAAATTTAGCACCATATTCTTGGTCATACGACTCTTTTGCCATATTTCGTTTACGCTCAACAATAAACGAATCATTTTCTCCATCAGGGAATGCAAACTGATTATCCCAAGATGGTGCTTGATGAGATTCCCACAATTCATCTTTTTGTCCAAGCAAAAATAAATCATAAACCCAATTAAAGCCTTCAGGTGTAGTTATAAATATTGCTTTTCCTTTCCTATCTGACAAAGTAGGAGATAAATACATATCCCATATCTTTCTTTTAACTTTGGCAGCCTCATCAATAATAAGTAAGTCTAATCCTTCACCTACTAATGAATCAGGATTGTCAGCCGACTTACCTTCTACTACAGTTCCCCATTTAAACTTTATATATCTTTCTTTCTCAGAGGCACGCTCAATATCATTAGAACGACCGATAACCATCTTTTTCCAAATTTCTCGGAACATTAGATCAGCTTTGTCGTAAGATAAGCCGACACACCATATTCTTTTATTTGGCTGAGAGGCTACAAATGTGGCTTCCATAGCAGAACAAGTTGTCTTACCAAACCTTCTTCCACATACCATTACAAAAAACCGAGCCGCATCTTTACTTGGGTAATGTAGTTTTTCCTGACCTTTGTGAGGTGTGTACCCCATATAGTCAAACCAAGATTTTTTAAAATGTAACTCTTTTTTTAAAGTATTTTCCATTATTTGTTGTTTTCAACAACTACCTTAATCTAACTTATGGCGGAGTATAAATACAAGATATTGTATTTTTATTTTCAAAAAACACAACATAGGAGGGCAGTATGTCCGAAGAAACAAAAACAGTAGCAAGCGAAACAGTAAGTGAGCAACCTACCCAAGAAACACAGACAGAATCGACCGATGTCGGTGCATTAATAGCAGAAAGCAAAAAGTATAGAAAAAGGTCGCAGGATGCAGAGGCTCGTATAGCGGAACTTGAAAAGTCTATGGCTAAAGCAGAAGAAACAAAGTTAAAAGAGAAAGAAGATTTTAAAACGCTTTATGAAAAAGTGTCTTCTGAAAATGAAACTTTATCATCTGTAGCTAATAAATGGACTAAGCACGTTGAAACTAGAACAGCCGAATTACTAGAAAAACATCCTGAAGAAGAGAGGGAGCAACTAGCAAAGCTAGATTTGCAAACTCTTGAATTTGTTACAAAAAAAATTAATAGTGCTAAAGCTAATGCTCCTGAACTTGCTGGTAATCCAAGAGGATTTAAGGAAGTCTCTAAAGATTGGACTAAAATGGATCCTAGTGAATTGCGAGAAAATTGGGAAGATATTGTTAAGTCAGCCGAAGCACGAATGAAAAAAAATTAAATTCCCAAAAGGGAAAGGAGAAATAAATGGCTTATTTAGATACTACCACAGGTGCGAATTTTATACCTGAATTATGGGCTGAGCCTATCTATAAATACTTTGAGGCTAATTTAAAGCTAAGAGGTTCTGTAGAAGATTATTCAGCATTGGTAAAAAGTGCAGGAGATACTGTGCATATACCAAAAATACAAATGGATGGAACGAATGACAAGGCAGCTTCAACAGCAGTAACTTTTTCTGCCGCTGGAACTGAAGGTAAAGTCGATCTATCTATCAATAAACACAAATACCTTGCTAACATTTTTGAGGATATAGCCTTAATTCAATCAAATTCTGAGTTAATTTCAAAATATACAAGAATGTTTGGAGAATCATTGGCGAGAAAAGTTGAAGATGATTTATGGGCAGAACTTGATGGCTTTCAGACAACAGTAGATGTAAATGCAGACAATTCATTTAATGCAGATACATTAGAGGCTGTTCTTTCAAGCTTATATGGTCAAGATATTGATCCTAATACTTGTTCAATGGTTTTAAACAACCAATGTCTAGCTGACTTTATGAATCCTTCGTCAGGTGTTGCTTCTTATTTTATAAGAAAAGATGCAGGTGGAGATGGTTCGGAACTTAGAACAGGTGCTGTTGGGCTAGTTTATGGAATGAGTGTATTCTATGGTCGTTCTATAGCTTCTGCTACAGCAGATGGTACTGTTGTTGGTGCTGTTTATCCGCCTGAAGCCTGCGTGTTTGCTGCACAGCAAGACGTAAGAGTTCAAGCTCAGTATGATGTTGAGTATCTTGGTACTAAAGTAGTTGCCGATATGATATATGGTGCTAAACTTATCGATGAGTCTGGTCACACAATGGGATTAAATTTAACTAATCCATAGACCGAGTTCTGATTGTTAATCTAAAAAGGGGGTGGTCTACCCGCCCCCTTTTTTATAAAAGGAGAAATTATGAGTTTTGTTTGGTTGAAAGATTTGAATAATAATGTTAGACAGTACAAAGAAAATGATACAAATACTATTAATGCTTTAATTACATCAGGGAGATGGATGAAAATTAAATCAAGAAGAGATTTATCTGATTACATTGAGCCTAAAAAAGTTACAAAAAAACCTTCTAAGAAGGCGGCTAAAAAGAAATAGTGAAAAATTCCGATAGAGTGCTGGTTTATCAAATGGGTAAAGTAGGGTCTCAAAGCGTTAAGTTTTCTTTAGAGGATAATGGTTTGAAAGCAGAGCATATTCATTGGCTTGGTTCTAACGAGCCTAAAGCAGAATTTCCAACGCCTAACAAAGATGTTTTTCATAACATAAAGAATGGTCAGGTAAAATATAAAGTTATAGTTCTTGTAAGGAATGCTATGGCAAGAAATTTATCTGCTTTCTTTCAAAGGATTCGCAGATGGTCTTCAAGAAGACCTGAGAATATGACATCAATGGAAATACAGAAAGACTTTATAGATAGATACGATATTAAATATGCTGATAAATGGTTTGATGAAGAGCTACATAAATTCTTTAAATTTAATGTATATAAAAATACATTCCCTCATAAAAAAGGTTATAAGATATACGATTGTAATGGTCATAAAATTCTTATTATTAGACTTGAAGATACAAAAGAAAAACTTAAAGAGGCTATAAAAGAGCTTACTGGGGTTGATGGGGTCTTAATGAGCAATAAAGGAGTCTATGAAAAAAGGAATGTTGGGCAAGATTTTATACAGAAGTATAAAGAAATAAAAAAAATGGACTTCCCATTAAGCTTTATTGAAAAGAATTATAATCTTAAATATTCAAATTATTTTTACACTAAAAAAGAAATAGAGAACTTTAAAAAGGAGTGGAGCTATGTCTAAACAAAGAGTTATAAGAAAAAAAGGTGACTTGATAGGGGCTGGTAAGGGCGATTGGATACGCGATGGAGTAGATTTGCTCGATAAAAAATATAAAGACAACTACGATAGAATATTTGGTAAAAAAGATACTCTTGTAGATAGGAAAATTGTCAGAAAATAAATATCAATACTGGACAGAGCAACTTAATATTATGAAAGATATAATAGAACAATTAAAAATACACGAAGGATATAAGCCAACCGTATATAAATGCACAGAGGGTGTAGATACTATAGGAGTTGGCTTTGCTATTAAGGATCTGCACTTATCAGAAGAAGTATGCGATATGATTCTTGAAGAGAAATTAGAAGCTTTAGAAGAGAGATTTGAAGATAAATTCGATTGGTTTAAGTCATCTCCTATTGAAGTTCGAGGTGTTATGATGAATATGGCTTACCAATTAGGTTTTAGAGGATTTTGTAAATTTAAAAAAACTATTGGTTACCTAGCAGAAGCAGAGTGGGAATCAGCATCAAAAGAGATGTTAGATTCTAAATGGGCTAAACAAACGCCTAACAGAGCTAAAGAATTAAGTGAGATAATCGCATCTCTTTAGTTGCTTCTATCTACTACCATATACTAATTTATGTCATACGATGAATACTTAAATAAGGTTCTAGCTTGCCCTAGATGCTACAATACAGGTCTAACTAAAAGTGGATTTGATAAAAATAAGCAGAGATGGCAATGTGGGGGCTGCAATCTAAGAACAGTTAATCCTATAGAGGATTTAGAGCTTCTTAAAGAGAATGTTAGATACAGAAAAGAGAAGCAAAAAGCCCAAGACGTTAATAGAATTGAGCGTAAGGGATTTAGAGAATATGCAAGAATTGAAAATGCTGTAGAAGAATACAGCGAAAAATTAAAAGAGCTTTTTGAAAATTATAAATTACACAAGTTAACTAAGAAGCATAAGATTAGTAAAAGGGCGGTTGGGGTCATCCAATTTAGTGACGTTCATTTTAATGAATTAGTCGAACTTCAGAATAATCGATATGATTTTAAGGTTGCATCACAGCGATGCCAATATTTTGTAGATAAGGCATCAGCGTACTTTAAGATAAATAATGTTAGCCAAGTTGTGGTGGCTTTAACTGGAGACCTAATGAATAGTGACAGAAGGCTGGATGAATTACTAAATCAAGCTTCTAATAGAGCTAAAGCTACTTTCTTAGCTGTAGATATAATGCAACAGGTTATACTACATTTAAATAAAGACTTTAATGTAAGCGTAGCTTGTGTGGTTGGAAATGAAGGTCGTGCAAATAAAGAACTAGGTTGGTCTAATGCAGTAGCAACTGACAACTATGATTACACCATAGGGAATTGTTTAAGATATTTATTTAGAGAATCTGACGTACATTTTATAGATGGCGATCCTGCCGAAATAGTTATAAATGTAGCAGGTCAGAATTTATTAATGCTTCACGGACACGGAGCAATAAGTGCAGGAGTAGAAAAGTCTGTCAATCAATTAGTTGGTAGATATTCTATGAAAGGTGTAAAAATAGATTATGTTATATTTGGACACGTTCATTCGGCTAGAGTAGGAGATACATTTGGAAGATCATCTAGTATGGTAGGTGCAAATGATTACTCTGAAAAAGCTTTGAATCTTGGTGGAAGAGCAAGTCAAAATGCTTATGTATTTTATGAGAATGGTAACCGAGATGGAATTAAGATAGACTTGCAGAATGTAGAATGTGATGGTTATGATATTGATAAAACTTTGGAGGCGTATAATGCAAAATCAGCTAAAAAAACGAATAAACGTGAAACAATATTCAAGGTGGTCGTATAGTACATCCTCTACTTTGGACTCTCCATACTCTATGACTAAACAGGTGAGTTGCACTACGCTTCCAAAATTTACGGAGAGCATTTATGATAGATAGCGTTAGAACTTTAACAGCAGGTGTAGGTGGAATAGCTGTTACTTGGATGGAATGGTTGCCGATAGTTGTTAGGATTATGGTTGGGTTGGCAACATTTATATATATATGTATGAAAATTTATAAGTTAATGAAGTAATGAATGAACGAAGAAGAATTACAGAAACAGGCAGAAGGATTCTTAGGGAACTGGGTATGGCTATTTGCCTCTGGAGTTGTTCTACTATTATTTAAATCGACTATAGAAACCGTAGTTGAAGGGATAAAAATTTTTTTTGGTAAGGATTTGAACACCGACGATGTGGTTATACTAGATGGTCGTCCTGCTAGGGTTATACGAGTAGGTTTTTGGAAAACGACATTCTTTGCTTATGATATAGGTACTGCTAATGGGAAGCCTTATGTAAAAGGTGGAACAAAGATACAGATACAGAATGACAAGCTTAAAGACCATATCATAGAAAGACCTTTACAAATGCTTGATTTAAGCAAATGGGAAGAAAAATGAGACAAAGCATAACAGAAAGAAAGATGATGGTGTCGATTAAAGGAATGATAGATGTAAAGCTTAATGAGTATGGATTAAAGTTTAGAAGAATTGAAAACGAAATTAGAGTTTTAAAAATGCAGAATAGACAGTTAAAAAATGAAATAAAAACCCTTAAAGGAGAAGAGTAGAATGAAAATTTTATTAACAGTATTATCAGTATTATTTATAATTGGATGTGGATCAGATGTTAAAGAAGAAGCACCAAAAGAAGAAGCTAAGACAGAAGAAAAGTCTGAGTAATTTATTTAATTTAAATTAAGGAGAAGAATTATGGATTGGTTAACAATGAGTTTAGCAGGTGGTGGTGGTGGAATCGTTTTATTTATACTTAAAAAGATTCCTAACGAAAAAATATGTTCAGTAGTAGAAACTTGCTTTGAAAAACTAGGTGTTCTTATGACAGCAGGTTTAACTAAGTTTTGGGCGACTAAAGCTTTGTGGAATAAAACTATTGAGCCATACTTTATTGACTTAATTGACAATGTGGTAGGCGGAGCATTAAGAGGACTGATTAAAGGATTGAGGTCTGATAACAAAAAATGATTGTAAAAAAAGCATTACAGAAACTTCTACCTCTTATTTTAAAAGAGATTTTCCCAAAATTAAAACCTTTGGAAGATTATGTTAACAAGCCTAATAAAAATGACAAGGCAATAGCAAAATTAAAAAAAGAGGTTGCCGAACTAAAGAAGAAGATTAAATGAGCAAAGAGTTAAAGATAAGTAATGTTCTCGATAAGCATCTTAGCCCTATTCAAATAGATGGGGCTAATGTGCCTATTGAACTATCTAAAGATGCTGTTAGATTTAATAAAAATGTAACTTTCCAAAAAGATTTAATAGTTGAAGGCGATTTAAGTGTTTTAGGAGCTACTACTGAGATTAATATGACAGAAGGAGTATTGTTAGAAAGTCAAAGTACAGCAGGCTATCTTTCTTTTACAGCACTTGGATTTTCTTTATTAGCTAATGGTTATTCAGGTAATGATGGAGATGCTACAGATAATAATGCTTTGCTTACATTACATTCATCAGATGGATATGATTCAGCAATAAGTCTATATAATACTACTAGCTTGATTTGGACTATAGGAAGGGATGGTGATGATAGTAATAAATTAAAATATGATTATAATGCCCTTACAGGTGCAGCTACTAAGCTAGCATTAGATTCTAGTGGCAATAGCACACAAGAAGGTAGCGTTAGCATAAAAGAAAAAGCATCAGCCATTGCAGATACAGCAGCTTATGGGCAAATATGGGTTAAGACAGCAACACCCAATGAATTATATTTTACAAATGATGCAGGAAATGATATACAGCTAACATCAGGAAGTAGTGCAGCAGGTGGTGGAGGAGGAACAGTTAGATGGACTACTACAGCAGGTGGGTATAAGACTAATAACAATAGTGCATTAACTTATTATTTTCAACATTATCCCAACTATCATCTTTGGTCAAACGCAGACAGCTCTCCCACTTCAATATCTTATACAGATTCTTATTCCTATCAATTCTGTGCTGCTGCTGATGGTACACTTACTAATATTAGAGTTACTTGCAGAGCATCAGATACAGGGGCTACAGACCCTTTGAAATTTTATGTATTTAAAGGTGTGCCTGCGAATGAAGCAACATCAGTAGGTTTGACTTTGATTGGAACAACAGGAACTATAACACCTGTAGCAAGTAAGCAAATGTATTTAAGTACAGATATATCTTCTAGCAATACATTTAGTGCAGGAGATAAGCTTTGGATTATGTTAAAAAAAGATTCAACAAGTGGTAATCAAGATTTATATTTTGCAGTATCAATTAGTGGAGAATATGATTAATGGATAGAATAGATAAAACATCAGATGAAATTTCACAAATAGTGAAGGATAGCAATCTTGCCCCTGATTCAGTTATATTGGGCATTATAATAGATAAAATTAATGAAATTGTTGATTGGATAAATTCGCAATAGGAGATTAAATGGCTTTAACAAATAAAACAATATCAAGCACCTATGGAGATATACTACAAGCTGATAATAGTGGTAGTGGTAGAACTGCTAATGGTACTGTAATTAAAGATGGACTAGGTCAATCAACTGCCTTAACACTAGGGCAAAACAAAACCCATATTAAACCATCATCAGATCAAACAGATGCTTTTATAGTAGAAACATCAGGTGGTACAGATTTATTAACAGTAGATACAAGTAATAGTGCAGTAAAAGCAGGTACTACACAGACTTATGCAAATACTCAAATACAAAGATTTTCAGTTTATGATGCACAGCCTGCTGCGGACACTCATACAAGTATGATGGTTGATTGTGGATATTCTAGCTTTACACCTCCAATAACATTTGGTACAGGCACAGATCCTGCAACTACATATTCTTTAAGTGCATCAGAAGAAAGGTCAAGTGGATTAACTCTTTCAACTTGGTATATACCTGTAGCAATTACTATAGATGAAGTTAGAGTTATAGCAGGTGGAGAAGCAGCAGATACAATCAATTTTCATCTATTTAGCTACACTATGGCTAGTGGTACAGGAAGTGGTGCAGGAGATTTATCAAGTGGAACACTACTTGCACATAATGGAAGCACTTTAACTACAGGCAATGACAGAGTAACAACAACAACATTAACAATAGATTCAGCAAATGTAGCGGCAGATAAGGTAGTTATAGCTACTTTTGAGAATGTGGGTGCAACCACAGATGTGACAGCACAATTAATCGTAAAATATCACTATCAATAGGAGAATTTGAGATGGCTCAATATACAAAGGAAATAAAAATAAGTACAGATAAAGGTGAATACCTTAAAAGATTAACAGGAAATTATAATATTATATTTGATAAGGTTATGAAAGTAGACAATCAGAATAGACCTGTTGTATTAATTAATTATGCAGATGATGCTGAAACAGATAGTATGCAAGCACCTAAAGCAATATTAATAGAGAACACAGGCAATGTATCTTGTGAAGTAGGAATGGAATCAGTAGAATGGACAGTAGATAATGCAACAGATTCAGCAGATACAACAAGTGATACAAGCCACTATCTTAGAATTTTAATACCTGCTAAAGAATGTATTTATTTACCTAATAATAGATTAATTGGAACAAGTGATAATTTTGGGGCAGGATTAGGAGTACAGGTTGATAATGCTGTTCCTGATTCAAATGAATATGTAGATAGTGGGGCAGATGCTGATCACGCTACTTCAGCTACATTAGGCTCTGATGCAGCACATACTACTTTAAATTTAGAAGATGGACACAGTAAATATTTTAAAGTAAATGATTTAATAAGACTAGAAAATGAAATATGCAGAGTTACAGCAGTAGGTACAGGGGCAGACTTAGCTAATAGCACTTGCACTATTGAAAGAGGTTTGTTTGGCTCTACAGCAGCAACACACGCAGATGATGTTGCAGTAAGGCTTCCTTTCTTTAATATGCACCACGATTTTGATGACACATCTTATAATGGTGGTGGTAATGGTAGTGCTACAGTAGTAAAAACAAATGGTAGTGGTTTATTTAGAGCTATGAATTTCTTTGGATATGCTAGAACAGCAGATGCTATATGTGATGGCTTAGTTGCAGGATCTGTTGCTATTAAATTTTATAATCAAGGATTTCAAGAGTTTGGATTAGCTGGGATAACATCTTCTACTAAGACAGGATTAGCCGCATCTACAACTTATGCTTTTGCATTAACAATAGATGCTGGTAGTTCTGATGATGTTAGTTTTACAACTGATTCTAGTGATTTAACTTTTGGAAATGTTATCGCTAAGATACAATCAGCTATTAATGATAAGTATACAGCAGGAACTAACTTAAAAGGTAAAAAAGCTACAATAGGAATTGTAGGAGGGGATGTTAGAATTACAAGTGGTTCTAGGCTATCTACAGGTGCAATAGCAATAGCAGCACCTAGTTCAGGAACTACACCTTTAGGAGTAGGAATTATACCTGCTGTAGGAGCATTAGAAAAAGCAGTAGCAGCTAGGTTGCCTGATGATACTATATATGACCCTGTTACTTATGCAACTATAAAAAATACAGCAGCATTCTTGCTAGATGATGGTATGGGTAATTTAAGAGGTGCAGGTGGTAGTGGTACTATAAACTATGAAACAGGAGAGATTAATTTAAATGCTTATCCTAATGCAGAGTTTGTAGTAAGTGCTAATACTAAGGCAGCACATTCAGGCGGTTTTGAAACAGGCACTAAAAAGAATGCTTTTACTTCAATAGGTGCAAGAAGCTGCAACCAAAAAGCAGATACAGAAATTAGAATAATAAGTTTAGGTTAGGAGGGAATATGCCATACGGAAAAGGAACATACGGTAAAAAACGTGGAAGACCAAAAAAGAAAAAACTTAAAAGAAAAAAGAGGAGATAGTAAATGGCTACAGCAGCAACATATATAACACACGCAGAATTAAAAAGAATATTTCCTCAATTAGATGAGTTTGACCAAAAGACTCCTATCTATGGATGGACAGAAGTGACAAGCAATAAGTATGCTGCTCACGATAGTGGGCAAGTGTCTCAATTATTTGCTAATGGAGAAGATTTAGGACCAGCCCAATCTGCACATACTGACTTAAATGTTGAGGGAGAATGGTTTTATAATTCGGCTGAAGATGTATGTTATTATTATTCAGCTAGCACTCCATCAGACAAACTAATGGAAGGGGGAGAAGAATTTGTAGGTATGGTAACTCAATATAGAGCAGATGCAAGCCGATACTTTGACTCAAGAGTTGACCCCTCTTTACCTAGAGAGCAATTAAAAGATAAGTCTGGAAACTATGATTATATGGTTATAAGGACAGTTGGCTTGATTGCTGCTTGCTTTTTAATCAAATCTAAAGATCATAAATCAGAATTAGCAGAATCGTTTATGATAGAGGCTGATAAAAATATAATGTTGTTAAATGAAGGGAAGGCTGCCTTATCTTGGCAAAACACAGCAGATGCTTCACAGGGCATAATAAGAGATATTACTTATACATCAGGCAAAATTCGACCTGTAGACACACGAGGCAACTGGAATGGAACTTGGGATTTAATTAAAGTTAAAATAGGCACAGGAGGCGTTTTAGGAACTGCTACATACAATGTATATGTTAAAGATGGAGATTCTCTTAAAAGCAATCAAGTTGTTACTAATGAGAAAATAAATGGAGACTTTCAACCTGTTGCAGGCGGATTACAAATAAGATTCGCAGGAGATACAGATGCTACTCAAGCCGCAGCCAATGATGAATGGGAAATAGAAGTAACAGGACAAACAGAATATGTAGACTCATCAGATATGAAGTCAGTTAAACTAACAAGAAGCGGAACACCAGCTAGAAGGTACTATAAATAATGCCAGTAACATTTACAAATAATTGGAAAAACATATTAGATAAGTTAAGAAATATTCTTCGCACAGAATTTAAAGGAGCATTACCTGTCTATATAGGAGAAGAAGGTAGTGAAGGAACGCAGTTTTTAAGACTTGATCCTGTTGGAAGCGAGATGCTAGAATATAACGTCAGCTCTGAATCAAGAGAATTTACAATCAATGTGTTCTATTATTTTGCCGAACATAATGTTAAGAAAACGGCATTAGACCACGTTTTAAGATATGTATCAAGAATTGAAGCACTAATACACGATAATACTTCTGTTACACTAGCAGATAGTAGTAACTTATATAACTGTAGAATGGAAACAACAGAATTAAATCCCGATGAAGAATCAGGGGTTTATGTGGTTCAATGGGAATATAAATGTCAACACACAGGAAATATCTCTTAAGGAGGGATTATGAAAATAAAGCTAAAAAACCCGCAAGCTCTTCCTAATGCTTGGAAAGGCTGTGGAATGACAAAAGAAGAGTGGAAGGATTTAGAGGCAGGAAAGACTGTTGAAGTAAAATCCCTTCCAGAATTAATTAAAGATAACGTAGATGTTGTTGGTTCGGCATCAAAAAAGAAAGGAGATAAATAATGGCAGGTGCAATACAAGCTTTTTCACCAAAAGAATGGAAAGTTGCAGTTGTGTCGGATGCGACCAATGCAGGTGCAACAGGAATAGGCAGTACAATGAATCAATTAGATGTTGATTCTATTGGGATGCCTTCACTAAACCCAAATCAAGTATTAGACGTTAGGTCAGGAGCAGGAAGAACATTAAAAGATGAAGATGTTTTTCAAAGCAATGTTTTAAGGGTTTCGGAATTTACATTATCAGGAACTTTACATAATGACACAGGGCATAAACTATTATTACAAAATATATGTAATGATGTAAGTGGTGATGTTGCGGTTGCTTCAGGGTTTACGGCAGCTTCACAAAATATGGCAGGAAGCACAGCAGTTACCAACGCAGCTTCTTCATTAACATTTGTTTTTCAGCCATCTGATGTAACCAACCAACAAGGAATGGAATTTTTTGGTTGTTTGGTAACTAACTTCTCAATAACTGGGGATACGGGTACAGAGGGAGGTAGATATAAATGGTCTGCTACTATTCAGACAGGCAAAAAACCTGATTTAGCATCTACGGCAGAACCTACTATAACTGCCTATGCAAACACAAATGTGCCATTGATGTCAAACGCTTCTGATGTTAGAATTAGCGATGTTTCAAATATGGTGCTAAACTCATTTACAGCAACAATTGATAGTCCTGCTGTGTTTACAGGGGCTACAAGCACAGGATACGAGATTGCAAGCAGAGGACCTGAAATAGCAGTTACTGTTGACTCTCAAGTTAAATACGATTCCAATACCAAGGGATTTATTAATGAGTTTGACATACAAACAGCAGCAAATACTGCTGGAAATATGTTTAAAATGGTTAACAATAATGCTTATGGAATACTTGTTACAAGCGGAATATTTACAAATGTAGCCTTATCCGAAGGTGATGTAATGGCTTTAGATTGCTCTATAAAAGCGGTTGATGATGGTAGCAGCGATTTAATATCATTTGATTTATCTGCATAATTAAAATAAAAAGAGGATGTTTAAATGGAGATTAAACTAAAAAACAAAAAGACAGTAAAAGTAAAAGACATAACAATAGCAGAAGAAGCAAAACTAAAGGATATAATGTTAAAAATGGTAAAGCCGACAGAAAATGGTACTGGTGTTGAGCTTATTGAGCCAAATTATAACTGTCTTTTAATTTTGCAAATGGTCTTAGAAGATCCTTCTGATAATAACATTAGAAAATATGATGATGCTGCAAGAATTGATATAGCATTAGAAGTTCAAAAAATGTTATTTGAGGGAAACGAGAAGCCCTCCAAGTAGAACTTAATTTTTTATTATCTACTTGCGAGGGTTGCAAGTTTTGCAAGTTCCCTTATAAGGCTCAAATACCTGTCGTAATTGATGGTGTTAGAGAGACTCGAACATTTACAAATAAGAAAGATGTTTGGGATGTTATTGACTTAATAATTAAAGAAACAAATGAAGTCAATGAAAAACAAGGCAAGTCATTTGGAATAACTGAATCGATAGTATCTCAGATTCCATTTTTTGCCTGCTCAACACACTTTTTAGACATAGGTATAAATAGCGATATAGAGAAGTATTTATACTGCGAAAAGTTTAATGTGCCGCCTTATAAGGGAAGTTATGATGAGCAGCCTGCTAAATGGGTTAGAAGATCGTTTGCTATAAAATCGGCTATAGCTAAAAAAGAAAAAAAGGATATAAATGAGTCAAGAAAAAATACTAATTAAGTTTACTGCCAGAGGGGATAAACGACTTGTTAGGTCAATGCACGCATTAGCTGATGCTCAAGCAAGATTAGAAAAAAGAACTAGAGAAACAGGCAAACAACTTGATGTTTTTGGCACAAGAAATAAACGATTAGCTCAAACAAATAGTGTTTTATCAAACTCATTTGCTACCTTGCGTTCTAAAATGCTTTTATTTTCTTTTGCTGTTTCTATGGGTGGGAGACAATTAGTTCAATTTGCTAAAGATGCCGCCAAGCTAGAAGGAATGAAAACTGCTTTTGACACTCTTTCTGGTGGAGCAGGAAATGCTCAAATTTCTCTTGAAAAATTAACTGCCGCAACAGATGGAACAATGTCTAATATGGATTTGTTGCAGCAAGCCAACAATGCTATGGTATTAGGAGTTTCAAAAAATTCTGATGAAATGTCTGAACTTTTTGATATGGCTCAAAGACTTGGTAAAGCTTTAGGTCAAGATACTGTAACTTCAGTACAATCTCTTATTACTGGTATGGGTCGTCAATCTAAATTAATGTTAGATAATATTGGTATTGTTATAAAGACAGAAAAAGCTTATATGGATTATGCTCGTGAGTTAAGAAAAAATGTTGCCGATTTAACAGATGCTGAAAGAAAGCAAGCTTTTATGAATGCTGTTTTAGAATCTGCTAGGGAAAAAGTAGGTGAGTTAGGAGATGAACAGCGTACAGCAAGCGAAAGCCTACAAGCACTAAGTGCTTCTTTTCAAAATTTTCAATCAAATGTTGGAGATGCGGTTCTTATGGCATTAGTTCCATTTGCAGAAGCATTAACAGCTATAATGGATTTATTTACAACTGAAAGAATATTTTCTTATATAGGGGCTATAACTGCATTGGCAGCAGGTTTTTTAGTTGCAAAAAAAGGAGCTATAGCAGCAATGCTTGGAGTTAAAGCTTTGAAAGTAGCTTTAGTCACATCAGGAATAGGAATTGCTGTAGTAGCTATTGGAGAGCTTATACACGCTTTAGGAACTATGGGTAAAGATAGCTCAAAGGATATGGATGATTTTGGCGATAGTACCGCTAAGGCAGTAAATCATTTAGGTTTAATGAGAGATATTGTAATGGCACTTAAAGCCGATAAGCTTGCAGGTGTTAATCGAGAAATAGAGACCTTAGAACAGTTAATGAGTCAAGAAGTTTTCCAAGACAGAACAGGTGCATTTGACTGGGATCAATTATTACCTTTAGCTGATTCACCAGTTTCATTGGGATTGATGGGTACTCAGGTTAGGGAATATATAAACACAGTTCAAAAAGAAATGGACAATGCATTTAGAGGTTTAGGACCAGAAGCAGAAGGATATGCAGAAGAATTTCAAAATGCATTGTTTAACATACTTGATGAGTATGAACAGCTCCCTCCAGGTCATTTCGCTAATTTTTTAGAAGATACGCTGACTCTTCCTTCAGGTTTGTTAACTGAACTAGGATTAGCCCATCAAATAGTAAGTTTTAATGTAAGCGACCATAGCAAAAGTCTTGCAGTTTTATTAGATACTGAAGAAAATAGAGAAAAGCTTCGTCAATTATCAGAAAAAGGTCAAGAATATTATAATAAACTTTTAGAAAAACAAGAAGAAATTACTATGCGGCAACAACTCGCTTTAGCATCTATTCTTCCAAATCTTCAAAAAGAAAATGCAATATTAGACGCAAAAACTACTCTTCAAGGGGATGCATTGGCTCTTAGATTGCTAGAGATTGAACACGCAGACCAATGGAAAAATTTAAGTACCGATCAAATAGCAGGGCTTGAAGCAGAAATTAAAAAAAGAAGAGAATTAAAGGAAACTCTTGATGACCAAGCTGAATCTGAAAGAAAGCTTGAGCAATCTATAAAAGCACAAAAAAAAGAAAGAGAGGCTCAAATAAGTTCTTTAGTTCAAGCCACAACACAATTTGCTTTATACTCACAAGAAGTTGCTAAAAATATGAAAGAATTGACAGAAGTAATTTTAGGAGAACTTCAGAAAATTTTAACTCAATTTATAAGCAATCAAATATTGTATTCTATATTTGGAATAGGCGATGCACCCACATTGTTTGGAAAGACATTTCAAGAATTACTTCAAGGAATAACTGGAGGGGCTTCTGGCTCATCTGTTGTGCAAGGAGCTAACGACCTCGCAGTTGGTGTGGCTCATTCAGGTGGAATGATTACATCTTACCATCAAGGAGGAAATGTTCCTATAATAGCACAAGAAGGTGAGTTTGTTATGAGAAGAAGTGCTGTAGAGTCTATAGGCGTAGAAAACTTAAACAGAATGAATCGTACAGGAAGTGCTGGTGTAAATGTTACTTTTAGTGGTAATGTATTAAGTAAATCTTTTATAGAAAGAGAGGCAATACCAATGATTAAAAAAGCCATTAGGCGTGGCAAAACCTTAGGATAATATATGTTAGATATGCCAGCTAGATTTATAGACGATGTTATAGAATCGGCAAATCGTACGAACCTAATTCCTTTAGTCTCTATAGAAGGTAGAGACCTATATTTTTCAACAAATACTTTAAATTCTTTTGAAATAAGTTCTAATAATTCAAATAAAAGAGACTACCTTGCTGCGGTAAATAATATAAGTGGATTAGATTCTGAAATAGATTTGGCTGAAAATTCATTTAACATATCCAATGTAACGATAGATTTGTTCGATCTTGACGGTAAAATAAATTCATTTACAAATTTTTCTAATTTATCTGATATAATCTTTTCTAAACAAATAGTTAATGAAAAAGTTGAGATATATTTAAAATCGCAATCTGCTAGGCATTTAGGCGATTGCCTTTTAGTGTATACTGGTTATGTTAAATCTATTCAGCAAAAACAAAATATGATTACCGTAGAGGTAGAAGACAATACTGAAAAAATATTTGATAAAGATTTTATAAATGAGTTTGTAAGGGATGATATTGGATTGCCTCAAAGGTATCATAATTTACCTGTACCTGTAGTTTACGGAACAGTCGATAAAGCACCTTGTGTTTATTATGATTTATATTCTTCTTTACTTTTAACAAGAAATAGGGATTATGCCTTAACTCCTGATAGTTTTGCTATACAAGAAATAACTAATCCTTTAATTTTAGCTGATAGTGCTTATATGACAATAAGAGAAAATGCTACTCTATTTGAATCTAAATGTTCCAATACTTTATATAGAGAGTTTATATCTAAACAATATGAAATAGTTGGCGGCAATAGAATTATAATGTCAAAATCGCCTGATGCAGCAGTTACTGAGGATTTTGAAAATCAACTTATAGGAATGAGGGCAACAACTACAGGATTTGGATTTGTAGAAGTTGAGCAAACATCTAGCCCTACTTTAATTGATAGTAAGTATGTTTTACATTATCAAGAAGAAGGATTCCCTAAAAAATATGCTATAGCAGATATAGCTGCTTACGATTTTAATGACCAGTTAGTTCAAGGTAAAGAGTTTGGAACTTATGCAGATAAAATTAAAATAAAAGATTGGGGTTCTTATGAGGGTACAGGTTTATTTCCTGCTGAAGAATGGTATTGGGGAAGTAATTTAAGTGATTTATCTGGCTATACTCAATTATATGGAGAATCATTTATAAATTTTGAATTACAACCTTTTGCAAGTGATTCTAATATTGTAAGTGAATTTTTAAAAGATAATGATGGGAACACTAAGAAAGTTAAGTCAGAAATATCTATTGCATTTTCAATAGATGCTCAAATACAAAATGTAGCTGACGATTATCCAGAACTGTATTTTCAATGGACAGATAGTTCTGTAGAAATTTGGGATATGGATGATAGTAGTCAATCATCAGAAACTGACCCTTATTTAGTGCAGTCTGGATTAAGAACATTTTCTTTAGATGTTAACTCTGTTGCAGCTAATAATTTTACAATAGGTCAGAGATCCCACACAACAAATGACGATGGAGAGTTTACAGGTTTTGAATTAGATCCACAAGGCGGTATAATTAAATATTTAAAAATAAATTCTATGGCAGTTACTAAAGTAGCTATACTTAATAATTTTTTAAATTACGATATTTATGCAAATGTAAGGGGTAGGGTTGATGATGTGCAGGGAACTTATACTGGCATACAAACTTTAAGATTTGAGCAAGAAGGGGTAACATACGAACCTACAACCAGAGAAACAAGAATCTCACAAAGACCTTCTATAAAAGCTCCTGAAAAAACTATTAAAAAACCTGTGTCTGATATTAAATTACCTGATGCAAAAGTTAAAGCAAGAAGAGGGGGTTATTAATGTTAATATGCGAATTTGTTACTGAAGTTATTTCTAGTACAGCACCTGTTAAGTTGCGTATAAGACATCACGATAACTCTGCAATATCTATAGATAGTGCTATTGGCAGAATAGCTGAAGGTTCAACAGATTATGAATATCTACATTTACAGCAGTTAGGATTTTCTTACGGTTCAGGTATACAAAATTTTGATTGGGAAAACTTTTGGCAAGCTGCTAGCGAAATAGAAGATAATTTTATTCCTGTAGAAAACGGTACAGGTATTGTAACAGGTAGCGGAAATAGCTCAAGAGGAAGATTGCCTTATGCTTTACACGAAGGAAATGTTTATTTTCACCAACCCCATTTTAATCTTCCTAGTTTTGAGGTAGAGAGTGGTACGGGCTTTGGCAATATTTCTCGTGATTTTAATTATATACCGAGTGTTAATTGGGAAAATGGAAATTACGGATACTCAATTATAGTTACTTTGCCGACAGGAGTTTGGGATCAATGGGGTTCTATAATAAATGCTACTGATGGAAATGATTATAACGACAGCAATAACAATTTTTGGCAATCTATGGGGCTTGAATGGGAGCAACTTAATCCTTTTGGAAATGGAAGCAATATTGATTACGAACTTTTTGATAATTTTAATATTGCAGCTAGTATTAGGCTAGCAGTAGTTACCTCTGACAATGCAACTTTTCAGTCTGGCACACAGCCTACATTAATTGAGCATATAGAGTTATTGCCTCAAAGCCAAATATCAACTTTTACAGACGATTCTGAAAGATATGTATATGCACCTATAAAATTTCATTCAACTGATTATGTTTATGATATGCGAGCAAATATTTATAATTATTCAATGCCTACATTTGTAGAAGAAGGCTTAGAGGTATCAGGAGAGCTTAGAATAAATACCTATGATTATGCAGGGGAATTAGAAATTTACGCATACGATTCTGGAAATATCGGTAATATTAATCAAGAAGAATTTGAATCTTGGTATGGCGAATTAGACGAACATTCTATAGCAAATTATGGAAATTTGCAAGTTCAAGGCGATTCAACATCTCCAACAACAATTACAGTAGAGCAAAATCAAATTGAAATACAAATTCCTTTTTCATATGTCGCAAGCAATGTAAATGCAGGGCAAACAGATGTATTTACTATTTTTATAAAAGCTTCTCAGCCTGATTTTAATCAGTACGAACATCCAGAAGAAGCAGAAAGGCAATGGGAATATTATACTGTTCAAGAACGATGGGATTACACAGAAACAATAAGAATAGAGGTATTAGATGTTAATACAGAAGCTGTAGATGTTTATGATGCAGGAAATATACTTATAGAACATCCTACTGACATACTGCATCATCTTATATATTTAGAATGTGGGTATAAAGGAGATATTGACTCAGACTCTAAAGATTTAGTTAAAGCATCTCATCCTGATTGGAAAATGGGATTTTCTATCAACGAACAAATAAATGCAAGAGATTTAATTAAAGAAATTTGCAACTCAACAAAAATGACTCCTGTTTTTTCTAACGATATGTTAAAATTTATAACAATAGAAGATACTTATGATGGGCGTGAGTCTATTCAAAAGATTAAAGCTAATGAGGTTATTGATTATAGTTTTTCAAGAACTCCTATTGGTGATGTAATTACTCAAGTTGAAGTCAAATATCAATATGATTATGGATTAGGAAACTTTAATTCTTCTACAGAAATATTTAAAATAAATGACCATTATCTTGATGGAGCTTACTATTTGCAAGGCGATTATAATACATATAACGATCCTGATGAAAATTTGGATTCATATAACTATTACGGTTTTGACGAAGATAGTGATGGGGTCTTAAATCACGACAATAGCTTTCTTACATTTGAAAGTAAATATATACGAGATGAACAAACAGCTAATAAGTTAGCTAAATATTTGTTAATGCAAAATTGCAATCAACATAATATAGTTGAGCTTTCTCTTCCTCTAAAATATTATGGATTAGAGGTGGGCGATTTAATCAACTTTGATAAAATGATTTTAGATAAAAAAATATTTGGCGAAGCCTATGTATTAGAAGAATCTGGGGATATGCCTATACGATGTGGTCAATACATATTGCCATTATTTATTATAACACAGGTATCTAAAGGTTTGTCTGGGGTCGAAATAACTGCTATGCAACTACACCATTTAAGTGATAGTGAGTTAGGATTTTATAGACAAGCAAGCACTAATGTTTATTATTATCACACTTATCCCTATTTAGGAGAAGATAATTCAGGTTTAGCTTTACAGGTTGCAGGAGATGTAGATGGAGATGGTGCTGTTACTATATTAGATATAGTTAAAATAGCACAGCATATTATAGATCTTAATATTCTTAGCGGACAACAAGCTCTTAGAGCAGATTTTAATGAGGATGGGGTTATAGATGTGCAGGATGTTATAGGGGCAGTTCAGGAAGTTACTGGAGAGTCTGATGTATATAACGCAACACCTGCAAACAATGTTGCTCTTAGCTATGGTAATGGAAATGTAGAAATTGAAACTACAGGACAAGTTGCAGGATTTGAAATGACATACAGAGGGGCAATACACGGAGTAAAGAAATTAGGAGCAGGCTGGAAGATTAAAATAGGGGATAATAAAGTTTTAATCTACAGTATGGGTGAAACAGAATTATCGCCTTTATTATTTACTTATATGGGTGATTTTGAAATAACAAGTTGCAAATATGCAAATTGGGATGGAACAAGCGGTTATACAAATATTAATAATTTAAAGAGTGATACTTGGAACTCTTCATCTGGAGACTTTGTAGCAGATGGAAGAAAGTATGAAGAAGTTTTTACAGAAAGCACAGCAACAAGAAAGGTTAAAAAATCTATTATTTAGGAGAATACAATGGCTAAAAGGACAGTACAGACTTGCAGATTTTATGCAGATATAATACAATATTTAAAATTAAAAGGACTTTGCAGCGAATCTAACAAGTATTTTAGATTTGACCCTAGCATTGATAGTTCTGTAACATCTCCTGTTCATACTCAATCACAATCTTTTAATAACCCTACTGAGGATTTTGAACTCTGGAATAAATTTTTAACAGATATTCCACAAGATACATCTTCAGGTATATATGCAGGAATATTAGGACACAATTACACTTCTGATGATTTTGATATTATGGCGGAAGGAACTGGCGTATATGCTCAAATGAATACAGAGAGTCAGTCAGCAAAACAAACCGAGAGTTTTTCAAGCATTGTTAATTATCAGTATTTTGACATTCCATATAAAGGGTATTCTATGTGGAACATTGAAGACTGGGATCAAGAGCTTGATGGGTCTATTTCATCTTTTCTAATTAAAGTACAAAAAAATCAGACAGTAAATAATGATGTAGGTATAAGTACATATGGAAGATGGTTCGAGCCGAGTAATTCTCCAGACTTGCAAGTAAAGCTAATTTCTGAATATGATGGCATTACACATCAACAAACATTAGGCGGAAATACAATAACAAATGTAAATAATACAGGCGTTCCAAAATGGGGCAACGGATTGCCTGCTTGGTCTATTGTAAGAGATGAGGATAATCCTAATTATAGTTTTGGCGAAAATAGACCTAGAAGAAACTGGCAAGTAAAGTTTAGCTACATAAGTAGTGATAATTTATTTACAAAAGCACAAGATCCTTCACAATTTTTTAGCTATAATGCAGACGGTTCGTATGATTTTAATTCATCTATGGGAAGTTTCTTTGCATTAACATTAAATGGTAATATACCTTTTATATTTTGCCCAAACACAGCAGGCTCTGATTCAGATGCTGACCTCAATAATCAAGATATTGAATTTGCAATTTGTAGATTAGACCAAGATTCTTTAACCTTTAGTCAAGTTGCTTATAATACTTGGAGTGTGTCTATGAATATAATGGAAGTTTGGTAGCTAGCTTCTACGAGGGTCTTTTACTACAAAACCTAGTGCGGCAGAAAATCTTATTATTCTATCTAATAGTTCGCTAAAATCTTCTCTAGTTAAGTTCTTAGTAGATTCGACTGCGAATTTCTGTTTTATAACTTCGTGCATTTCATCTTCATTATAACCAAGATGATTTCCTATCTGTCTTATTATTAGCCTGTAATAGTTATTCTGCTCTACAGAACGCATTTTAGGGGCTTCTTTTATCTCAACTAATACTTCGCCTTTAATACCATTAATATACCTTCTATAAGAGCCTCTATCGTGTAGTTTTAAATTTCCTTTTTCAACTTTGCCTGTAAATTTCATTATACTCCCTTAATAGTTTAAATGCTTCTTTCCATAGGTTTATTTTATATTTATCTTCAAATCTAGGTATTCCCAAATTATGTCTTTCACTATGATGCAATCGGCACAAAGGAACGCAGGAGTAGTGTTTGAGTGTGGGTTTCTTGCGGTTGCCTCCCATACCGATTGCTTCAAGGTGGTCAGGGTCTGGGGAAGAGGCAAAGCAGACCAAACAAGTACATCCTCTAATATACTCTATGTATTTCAGCGAATCTGCTTTAGCCAATCCTCTAACCTTAACACGATATAAGCCTCGCCTCTGTCTTGTCTTATAACTTGTGCATCTACATTCTCATTAGGAATTAAATATGAGGCGATACTTTTGCGAATCTTCGCTTGTATCTTGTAGTCTTCAATTATAAGATCGACTTCTGCGTGCATCCCTAAAGACTCTCCATTGGATGCATAGGCTCTCTTGGAGTCGAGACCAAGTTCTTTTGCTTTATTTACAACATCTCTTTCAAATTTATTTCCCTTAACCTTACTTGGATGAGCCATTCTCTCTCCTTAGTTTTTTCTTCATTCGTTTATACTTCTTTATTTCTAAGTTTTTCTTTCTTCTTTCTTGTTTTCTATATTTAGCTTTTTTATTCGGCATTATAGTCCTCTATCAGCTTATTTATAATTTCTTCACATAATTTTTCAGGAACTTTACTTCTTTCATAAGCATTTTTTAAGCCCTGTGTTCCTGTCCTGCTTCCTCTAGGGGCTGGTTGATGATGGCAATTTGGATTACCATTCTTGCAAGATTTGGGAGTCCAGTCAAAATTAACCCACAGGTCAGTAGGTTTTGCCCTAGCATCTCCATATTGACAATACCAAGCTGTCTTAGGATTGTGGGGTATTATATCTAGTTTTCTCAATAATCCTCTTGGATTCTCTATTATATAATACAAAGGCTTTAATCTTTTTATTTTAAGTATTGTGTCTTTGACTAATTCCATACCAAGTTCGGCAGATTCAGTCTTTGGTATATAAGCTTGATTGCCCCCTGTCCAATGATGTCCTATGCTAGCTACACTAAAACTAGTGCAAGGAGGGGATGCCCAAATAATATCTGGATTAAAAGGCAACTTGCTATAATCAAAATCCCTAATATCACATACTTGGTCAATATTGTCAAAGGCTTTAAAATCTGTAGTATATGTTTCAAATCCAAATTTTTCAGCAACCTTACTAAAGCTCCTGGATCCTGCAAATAGTTCTAAAACTTTCATTTTATTAAATCTTCTAATTTGTTTTTGATTTCGTTTTCTATTTGATTTTTAATTTTATTAACACCTTCGTCTATTTCTTCTTTTTTCTCTTCAACTTTTTCTTCTACTTCTTGTTTCTTAGCTTCAACATCTTCTTTAACTTCTTCTATCTTTTTTTCAATTTCTTCTTTAGCCCTATCTTTAACCATACCTTCAAAATCTATAAAGCTAATTATAACTGCTAGCGATATAATGCTAAAGCAGATCACAGAAATTTTTATTATAGTTTTCTTTTTCATTCTCTGTCCTTGTTTATTTTTTTTAAGTATCTCTCAGCTTTCTTTTTGCACAAAAACCTCTTGTTGTCTACAATATAGACGAAAGCCAGTTCTTTATATATCTTTGTTTTATTTTCCATAATAGAGGAGTGGGGCAGGAGTGGGGTTTTTTGGTGAGTAGCCAAAAACGAGAGTTAAGAAACCTGCCCCAATTTTATTATACTTTCCTAGACTTAACTGCGTATCGAGTAAATAAATTTAAGAACCCTTCTTTAGTTCTGCTAATAGTTTTTTTCTCAACACTACCCATTTTTTTAAATTGTCGTTTAAATTCTGTTCTTCCTTTCATAGCATCTCTTTTATTTCGGTAAAAGGAACAAAATTCCACATCGCCATCTTCATAGCGAACTATGTAAAAATCTAAAGTATTCATATTGTCTCCTATAAATAGTTTTTTAATTCAATTAAAGTCTTTTTAGCCATATTACGCCCCTGTTGTTCGTGCATAATAAATAATGAGTTTACACAAGTTTTTAAAAACTTATTTAATTGCTCATCAGAATACATATCATCTGTAATCTCTAAAAAAACCTTAAACTCTTCTATATCTATTTCGTCTTCCATTACTTTCTCCCCAAAAATCCAGACAAAGCATCTTTTATATCGCTTTCATCGGCAGAATCTTCTAAAAGTTTCTGTTGTTGCTTCCTAAAAGCAATAACTTCTTCATCGATGTTTTTAGATTTTTGTTCTTTAGTTTTAGGCAATTCAATCTCATCCTCCCATCTTCTCTGATTGATCCAAGTAGAAGGATGAGGTATAAACTGCTTCTCTGTTTTATTATGTTCCCAAAACCTTATGTAATTTAACAATCCATCATAGGCTAACATTTTATCTCGCCTTGAAAGTTTTTTAAAAGATTTATTCGCCATAAACCTACCTACCTTTCTAGGATATAGCTTATAAAACTCATCAAAAGTTATCTCTTTAAAGTCTGGCATAATAAATCCTTGTCTAGAAAGGTATTTCACTATCTGCCTTTAATTGCTCGTAAGCACTCTTTAAGTGATTATAAGCATCTAGCAATTCATCATAAGACATCTTTCCTTCTGCCTCTGCTTTCAAGGGATGTGGCTTTGCTTTAGCTATTTTTTCAGCCGAACCACCATTATTCATATCAATAATTGACAATCCATTAACTTTGAAAAAAATCTTATCATCTTCTTCGCACTTTTCTATTGTTATCTTATCGCCACTCCCTGCCCCTATTGTTTTAATCATTGTGTGTAGCACTTCTGTAGCAAAGAAACCATCTTCATCGCTAGCAAGATCTCCGTTTTTTATTCCATATAAATACCATCTTCCGTATTGATTATCTCCAACTTTTGGACTATCGAAAGCCAAAATAACATCTTTAGGCTCTCCAACTTTAAATTTCATTGCACTCATTATTTACTCTCCTTTTCTTTTAATAGTTCTTGACAATTAGCAATAGCCCCAATAACTCTGTGATACGCTTGCTCTATCTTTTCTTTTTCTTGTATAAGTTCTTTTAACTTATCTTCTATTTTTTCCTTCATCTATTCTCCTAATTTATAAAAGCTAGAGACTGCCTCATCTATACGACCTGTATGGAAATGCTCTAAAACATCTTTCGCTTCTTCGTGTGTTAATTTTTGAAATATAGCCTTTACCTTTTCTTTATCGTAGCCTTCTTTATGCTTTAATATCTCTACGATTTGTGTAGCTTGGTATTTAGTTATAGGCTTACTGGGTTGTTTTTTGAAATCGTCTGCCTCTACATCAGAATATAAGCCATACTCGTATAAGTCTAATAACTTTAGGACTTGCCTATCTCTTAGCCTTTTTTCAGCCATATTAAAGTAATATTTAGCCATTGTATTCTCTTTTGTAGAATCGGCTGATGTCCATATCTTGTACCCATCTAATTCAGCTTCTCCCATCATAGCAACTCCAAAAAAGTTATTATCATTATATAATATCTCTACTTGTGGCTTATGAAATACAATCCCCTCAATCTTAGCGATCTTCGTTAAAGAATCGTGGAATATTATGTAGTTTTTGCCGATACACCAGAAATCTCCAGACATATCTTTTTGGCTTGTTGGTAGCTTTAACTTATATTTCTCTGCTACCTTCTTTATTGGTTGTGGTATGTTTAACATCTCAACTCTCCTTGTTTTGTTAATATGTGTTAATATAGCCATATAACAACTATAAACACAAGAAAAAAATTATTATTGCAAATTATATACATTATAACATATATTACTAATCCGTTATCGGTTTGGTTTGATACTTTTGGCGATAACGATTTTAAAGTGCTTACCAAAAGGGGTGTTCTCACAGGCACAGAACGAGGCGAAGAAACACAAGTTCGAGGATATACTTTCAAGAGTGAATAAATAGGTTTCCGTAGGTTATAACTTGAATTATTATCTATATGCACGAAAGCGACTCTGAAGGTTGTAATTTCTAAAGGCATAGGTTTCCTGCTCCTATATATAGGGGTAGGGAAGGCTCTATGCTTTTGCTCTCTAAAGGTTGTATTAATCATTTAAAAGGTTTTTAAGTTTTATAATAAGATAAGATGTTGCGAACGATACAATTATCACTAAACACCATAATAAAAAATAAATCATTTCAATTCTTTAAAATGTTTAATTGGAATATGGATCGCAGGCTGGACATCTTGCCAATCTCTAGTATTTTTAGTCCTTGCTCCCCACTTTAATTCATAAGGTGTGTCCATATCTAGCTTGCAATAAATATCTTTATCAATATAGCGACAAGCTAATAATGTAGGCAATCCTGTTGAATCTCTTAGTTCTTTAGCTTTAATCCATTTATTAAGATTAATTAAAGAATCGTTAAAGTCTGTGGTTTTAAACTTTCTTTTTTTAATTTCAAGGAAGCCTTTTATAATACCATCTTTTGTTATAGCATAGTCAAAGCCATATACAATAGCTAGCTTATGTAGTTTGCAATTCCATTTTTTCTCTATATCTGTTTTAAACTCTTTTTCTTTTAGCTCATTTACTTTGATGTCGTTCTGTATTTCTAATCTCATTCTACTATCCTTACATATACAGGATTATAAGGCGAATCTCCTAAGCCACTACTAGACACATCAAAATCTTCGCTTGGCGATGTAATTCCAAGATCACACCCATTTATAAACATAGCCATAAAATAACCTAATACTAGCCATTTAATATTATTCATTTTCCCTCCTACCATTCTAACCTCCCATCAGTTATTCCACCTACTTGAAGTGTTGTTATCTTTCCATTATTTACATTCTCTTGTATAAAATCCCATACCTTAGCAGTAAGTTCGTCAGATAATCGAAGTTCATAAGTGTGTCCACTTTCATTTTCAACAAACACTCCCCATTGTTCTATCTTTTCATTCCCCATTAAGATTTCTGTCTTTTCTTTCTTCATTTTTCCTCCTTGTAATCCTTTGTCCAATCTATTTTTCGTTTTATGATTAGCTCTTCTTCATCATATTCTCTAGAGTCATTTTTACATTTTTGATGCCATTTAGAAAACTCATCTTGAGACATTGTGGTATAATTAATATAGTATTCTCTAGATAATCTAGAATATATCTCAAGGGCTTTTTTAGTATTCTTTTCATATTCATCAAAAGAAATTGCTAATTTCCCCGATTTGGTATCTGGGTTGACAGATAATTCAGAATAATTCAAATCAAGTATTCTATTTACACTATTAGTAATATCATTGACAAGTCTAGCACTATTATATTCTCCATAATCATTATCCATAATCTTTTTTTCTAGATATTTTATGTATTTATCCTTATCAATTTTACTCATTTTCCCTCCTCCTTTTCTTTACAATTTATACATATCAACTTATAATCCTCAGTATCATCTATAATTTCATAATCTGTATCAACTCTCTTATCACATTTATCGCAAATCATAATGCTCATAACACCTCCCATTCTGATTTTTCAAGTAATGGCTTTATCAATCTTATGTTCTCGACAGATTGTTTATAAATTTTTAATAAAGCCGATTTATAGTTTGTGTGATCCTTTAAAAGCGAATCAATATTTAGTTTTTTAGCCATTTATACACTCTCCTTTATAATTTTTTCACAGGCATTTAGCATTTTATTTCTAATGTGAATTTTAGCTTGGTTTATTTTAATTCGGTTTTTATAACAAAACTTTTCAAATTTTAAGTTATCTATTTCAAAAGTTTCGTCTAATCTTATTTTAATCATTGGTAAGTTCCTCATTAGGCATTTGACACCACCAGATAGTCTTATATTCGCCTTTGGTAGTCTTTGTTTTTTCGTGGTATTCCTCACATAACGGACAAAAGAAATACATATCACTATAATACTTTTCTAAAGCCGATCTTTCTTTTTCTGTTAAATCATAACTCATTATTATAACCTCCTTATATTGTTTTATTAAACCAGTCTTTTAATATTTCGTGAAATTTATAAACTTCATCATCAGACATATTCTTAGCTTTTTCACGAATCATTTTTAATATATCTAAATATAATTTCTCTGCTTTACTCATTTACTCTTAACTCCCTTTTTTATAATTTTTAGGCATAAAAAACATTGAAATTATGCCTTTCGCAGTTATCTCCATATTTTGTTATAAGATAATAATATAATCTGTATTAATCTCATTCATAGCTTTTAAACTTGATTTTTAATTATAATGGCTTTGACTTGCAAGATTTTATAATAGACAAATCTATTATCCATTCAACAAAACCACTAAAACTACTCATACATTATTAAATCAATGTTTATTTATACTGCGATATTTCAAAAACCTTTTAACTCTTTCAACTATTATAACTTATTATTTATAATTGACAATTCCAAATGTTTTTTTCATATATAGCCTTATAGCTACGAAAAGCCATAAAATATACTTAAAAATATAATAGCTATTATAAGCCAGCTAACTAATATAATAACCAGCCGATCTTGTTTATAATTGCCCATTTATAAAGCCTTATTTATTTAATATAGTGATAAATATAATAGTAAGGCATACTATTATTAGTGAACCAAAACTTAAATCAATTACCATTTTTATAACCCCTTTTATTATTTATTTAAAGCTTTTTTAATTTCAGTAAATATAATTTTATCTATATCTTTTATGGTTTTTTTAGATAATTTTTTAAACTTAGTTAATGTTTTTTTAGTCATTTTTCCTCCTTTTCAAGTTCATATTTACAATCCTCACACAAACAAGTATAATCTTTTGTGTTTTTGTGTGTCAATTCATCTTCACATATAACTCCACAATTCCAAAATAAAATTGCATTTTCATCTTCATTATTACACTCATCACAATATTTATCTTCTATTATTTTATCAATCATTTTTATAACCCCTTTATTATAATTCAAGCAACCGAAATAATTACCGAATTTATAATTTTTATTATGTGTTTTTTTAATTTCATTATATTTATATATATAATACTAATCTCAGCAAGGTATAAAAAAAGCCTCTTTTAAGGCTATTTTTATTAGTCTATTTTATAATATTATTTGATCTTGTAAATAAACATTACATTTAAATATTTTTAAATCTTTATTATTTAGTAAAAATTCTTGCAGCCATTGTAACTGATAAGTGTGACCTTTTTTATATGCTTGTCCCTTGTTATCGGTTTTATTTTGCATATCTAATAGATTTAATAATTGTAAATAGTTTAATTCATTTTTATATACTTTATGATTTTTTTTAAAGTAATATTTAAATTTTATCTCATTATTCATTTTTAGCCCCTTTTTTAATGTTGTATAAATGTTGGCTTACTTTTTGTTATGCAATACTTACAGGTACTACAAGTAAAACCTTCTTTAGGGGTTAGTTTAGGTTTATCTAAATAAGTTCCTTTAGTTATAGGACAAAGCAATCCTCTTGACTTTTTAGCAAGTTTTTTCATAGCCTCGTAGCTACCAAAATTTAAATATCGGTTTCCGTCAACTTCAATAAAACTATTAATAATATTTAAATTGCTAGGAATTAATTTTCTGTCAATTTGTGGGGCTTTGCTATATGTAAATATCTTTAAATCTTCAAAATGTTTTGCAATATTGCACCACATTAAAAAATATTCCTTAGAATAAAAATCTCCACTAGAATGAATTCTAATAAATTTAATATTCTTTTTTTCTATTTCTTTTATTAGTTCTTTTTGTAAATATTCTATATCATTTAAAGCGATTGCAAAATTAAAAGTATTACTTTGTTTACCACTTTTATAAAGAAAAGCCCCTTTATTAGCATAACAATCTTCAAAACATTCTGAAGAATCAGGACAAGATACAACGGCTGGCAAATCGAAAGCATATATTTTACGACCTAATTTTGAATTCCCATTTTTTAGAAAACCAGTTCTTTTTTTATATGCTTTAATTTCATTTAGTTTTTTATCGGAATATTTTAAAAGATCAGATGAAGTTTCAAAATATTTATTATTATCTACTGATTGATTATTTAAATACATAGTTTGTTTTACTCTCATTTTATACCCCTTTTTTATTTTTTTATATTGTTAATAATATTAGGCAAGCTACCAAGCCTATAAAATATATAGTACATTTAAAATTCTCTAATTGTTCTTTATTCATTTAAAAGCCTCCTGTAATATATTTAGTCATTAAGCCTATAAACACAGGCACACTTAAAAACATTAATACTGATATTGTTATTCTCATTTTTTTAATCTCCTATTTTTTGAATGAGTTTTAATAGCTTTATAGCTTGTTCAAGTTGCTCCTGCATATCTTCGGTATACATACTAATACAGCCCTCCTTCAACATCTCATCTTCAGTTTCACTATCTAACTGAAATAAATCTGATCCCATACACTCCTGAATATCCTCTAGCCCCTTAATTATATTTTTATTTAATCCCATTTTTAATCTCCTTAACCTTATTTATTTACTTATTTATTAAAAAGCATTATTTGACATTAATTCCTCTTGTAACTTTTCAAATAAAAAACCATTTAAAATAGTTAATTCATAGCCTACAATTTTAAATTTACCTTCTGATATTTCTTCTAATGGTGCATTAAGTTTATATATTACCTCACCATACATACCTTTCTCTACCTCACTTCCATCATCATCAAATGTTCCATTAGCATAACCATCTAATTCATTCCAATATGAATATTCGTTTTCTGTAATTTTTAATTTCATTTTAATCTCCCGTTTTTATTTAATTATTTAGTTTCTTTTAATTCGTTTGTTAAATCATTTAATAATACATTTAATTGATTGTCTGTAAATCTGTAAAGCCTTTTCAATATGTCTACTAATACCAAACTATATCTGATATTGTACAGCTCATATGTATTATATGTTAAAAGGCTTAGTTCGTTATCTGAATATTTTGTTATATCTATTCTATTATATCTATTCTTTTTTATTTTTCTTTTTAAACTCATTTTATTTATCCCTTATTTAATTATTTATTTTAATTCACTCTCATTAAAATTAAGTTACAAAATAATATATATATGGTGTTAGCTTTTTTTTGTATATAGACTAAATAAGACAGAAAGCCAATACTTAGTATCATTTAATTGTATAGTAAAACCCTTAAAAAAAGATTGGATAAGCTAACAAAGTATTTAAGCATATCAAATCGCCAGCCGAATCTTATTTATCTAATTAACCTATAGAGTAAGACAAAAACTTACAGGTCTTATTCTTAATTACTAAAACTATCTAAAAAAATGAGAGTTTAAGAGCAATTCTGTCTCACATATGCAAGAGAAAAGTACATAACCCTGCAAACAAGCCATTTAAGGCGATATTATTTAGAATAGGTACTGGGCTAAGGGTATAGGCTTTAATCGACGGGGGCAGGGGGTACAGCTTGCGATTCTCTTTGTCAGTCACCATTCCACAAAAAATGTAAAAAGGAAGTACAGAAAGAATTTGGAAAAGAAGTCCAAGTGGTTATATATTACGGTTATGGAAGAAACCTTAGTCACTAAAAGGGAGGGGGCTAGGGATAGAAACAAAAAACGATCTTATCGCAGGTATAAGAAAGTGGAAGATGCTATCAATAAAGCGACCAATAATGGCAAATGTTGGTGGTTGGCTAAGTATTTAAAACACACAATCAAACATTAATGAGTGATCTACTAAAAAGACCAGACGTAAAACAAGCAATAGAGTTATATGCTTTGCAGCCTGAAGTCACAGCGACTGAGGTTGCTAATGCGATTGGTGTATCTAGGGAGTTAATTTATATTTGGAGGAAAAACCCAAACTTTGTCGATGCTATATACGAAAGATATATGGTAGAGTTTGGTTCAGAACTGCCTGCGGTTTTACAAGCAATGATACGAGAAGCTAAAGCTGGCAATGTGCAGGCAGGAAGACTTATATTAGAGCATAGTGGTAAATTGGTTAAGAATGTGAATGTGACGATTGATAGTCCGTTTGAGAAGTTTTTAAAAGCAGATAAAGTTGAAATAGAGTACGAAGATGCTGAAATAGAAGATATAGTTGACTCTGTTCCAGATATAGAAGCCGAATTACCAGAGAGAAATACGGAGAGTCAGATAAGACGGACAAAACGAGAGAAAAAACAGATAAAAAAGAGAGTATTGTCTGAAACTCAAAAGAAAAAGCGTAATGCCAAGAGAAAGGAGTGGAATGCTTGGATTGCAAGGGCTAAAAAGGTTGGAATGCAAACATTACCTGCTAGAAGACCTACACCTGCTCAGAAACAAGAGTGGAGAGAGGAAATAATACGGAGAGAGAATGAAAATGAGCAAAAAGAAAACAAATAAAGATAGAGATAAAGGTATTGTTTGGTGTATGTCTGAGATATATGCTATGAAATTAGCAATTAAAGCTTTACAAGACCAAATAAACGATATTTCAAGCAATTCCCATAAAGATTAGTCTACTTCCAGTAGCTTTTACAATCGCATCAAATACTTCTTCAGTTATAGGGGCTACTATTTGGTCAATATCTTCTATAGTAGGTTCGTGATAGAATTGAGCTTCAAGATCCTTTAATCTGCTGTCACACTCTTGTATAGTCTTTAATATCTTAACCAACATTTTCTTTTCAAATGAGTTCATATTTCCTCCTGAGTGTTTATTTAGCTAATCGTCTTGAAAAGGCTTTTCGTAGCTCTTGGAATAGTTTTTGTGTAGCCTTACTATTAAAATAACTTTCATCAAGTATTTTTCCTACACTTTTATGCGTTTGGTCAATAAAATCTCTCTGAGGCACTCGAACTGACTTGCCATTGCGAGTAGTCCATTTGTATCCACCTTCCTTTATATGCTCTGAAGCATAATCAACCGCTTTTATAGACTTTGCCCCTTTATCGTATCGAATACTTTCAACTAACTTACCAGTATCGTACAAAGGCTTAGTTCCTCCTATAGAAGGATTATGTTTTCTAGCTCTTCGTGCTTTTATGGTCTCTTTTGCTAAAGGAGGTGTAACTTTACCTGCTTTTATAAACTTTTTATATGCTGGTACTAATGTTTCTCCAAACGCTTCAGATTTAAGAGATTGATACTTTTTCCCTTTTACATAGTCTCTTAGCTTATAGGCATCAAAAGTAATGCTAGTTTTCATTTTAAGCCTCATCTACAATCACCTCATTAACTTTTTTGTTTTCTTCTATAATCTTCTCAGCTTGTTTTAAAGATAGATCGTCATTGTACTCTACCATTAGTTTTGGCTGGGTAATAAGGTTGTTTTGCAGTCTATGAGTATCCCATAAGATTTGGTCTTGCATTGTTTTAGGATATTCAGGCTCATTAAAGTCTAATTGCAACCCTTCTGGAATATTAATGTTGTTGTAGGCAGCTATTTCTCTTTCTACTTGATACATTTCGTGTTCATACATCTTCCATAGCTCAATATCGTCTTGATAGTCCTCAAATCTCTCTAAATCTTTAATCTTTAAAGCGATTCCACTAGGAACTTCCCCTCCATCTTGAGCAAATTGCACATATAAGTGATTATTTTGAGCGACTAAGTCCACTTGGAACTTAACAGTCTCTATTACTGACTGTAAATCGGCATCAGGAGCTACAATATCAAATACAGAGCCTTCAGGAAGGTCTAGTATTGTGTCAGATCCTGCTCTTTCTAGTCTTTTATCGGCTTGCAACCCAGTTACATAAGGCTGACCAAACATTTG